ATATAAAACCTATGCAAAACAATATAGAAAAAGAAATAGCAAAAATACTCCAAGATTTTCACTGGGACTGCCACAAACCAAACCCAGAAGGAAAGACTGAGTTGATTGACTACGACGGAACCGCACGAAGAATAATAAACGCAGTGGAACTCTCCCTCAAAAAACAAATACGGGAGGAAATAGAGAAAGAAAAACAAAAACACAGTGAATGGTGTTTTACAAAAAGACCAGTTGTTGGTTCTTGTAATTGTAATGCAACGTTTTTTAATGCTGTATTAAATAAAATCCTTCGTTCCCTTCCCTCACTTCAAGTCGAAGAAGATAAGAAAGAGGTATGAAAAAAGAATACATACTTAGAAATTTCTGTAGATATTGTGGAAGTTCAATAAATCTTACCATAGACCACAAACACCCAAAGGATTTAGGCGGTACTGAAAATATCAATAACAAGCAGACGCTTTGTAGAGAGTGTAATCAATTAAAATCAAACATACCACACGAAGTGTTCGTAAGAATAATGTTACATGGAATTGCATGTTTTCTAAAGAAGAATAAAAAGAAATGGATATGAAAATAAGGTTTCTAAATAATCTAAAATATTCTATAAACTTTACCTTAATACGAATAGAGTTTGGAGAAACATTCTTTCTGTTTATGTTCTGGGGAATTGGTTTTGAAATCACTAAAGATAAGAAAGAGGTATAAAAAGGTCGTGCATACTTGATTATTTATATAGGTATGCTATAATTACAGCATGACACAAATATATTTATTGCTCATAGCCGCGTTGCAGTTGTTGAATCTAGTACAGGCAAATCCAAATGTAAGTCCGGAATTTAGGGATTACGTTATCGGAGTTGCCAGTTCATCAATAGCAATAGCGCAAAACGCAATAGTGGAACAACAGAATAGTACCAGTACACCCGTAGTAAACGAAGAGCCAATTTTAGGTACAAAAGTCGTAGAACCAATACAAATAACTGTGGAAAAAGATATTATCATAGAGTCAATCAAGCGCGTTGGTGTTGAGGGAGACGTTTCTCATGAGTTTACCGTATACTATACAGAGAATGGTAAAAAAGTTTCAGGAATAGAGGTTTCGGCAGAGTCGAGTGGATCTGGGGCATTTATATCCGGTAACCGTGCGGGAAAAGATGGTAAGGATGTAAAAAAGATGGTTACAAGGTTGGGTGTCGGAAGTGATGGTGGTGCCGGAGCGTATTTTACCTACAATCCAAGCGACAGCCAGTCGAGCACGATAACCTTTACTGCAAATGGAGTTACGAAGTCAGTAGATGTTAGTGGTAAATAATGAATGTTATATCTAATAAAAAATTTACCGATACGTTAAAATCAGACGTTCAAAGACCGAAAGAGTTAGAAGAATTTGCCGACAAGATACACAAACACATAGAGAAACACGGAAGCATTAAACTCGACGAGAATATATTCGGTGATGACTATAACTGCGGCGGTTACGAGGAAGAGGTTATAAAACCAGAAGAAGGAGGAACACTCACAAGATTTTATGGGTGTTCCTACCTCTATAAGGGGGAAATAGACAATGATACGATAGACAGACTTGCCCCAGTAAAACGTTCTATAATTGCAACGATTTCACTATTAGCATCATATCCGTTTATTTTATTTGTTCCGTTTTTGCTTATTTGGAAGGATCGCGTGTTAAAAGAGTCAATTCGTTGGATTGTAAGAATATATCGTGCGGACGCAATAAAAAAACAACTACCGGATATAAGGTTTAATGTAGCGGAGCGAGAGGTTATAAGGGTGTTTCGTTTATTTGCAGATAGGGTAAAAGATTCCTATTATAAAAACGAGATTATAGATTTAGGGTATCTAGTGGCAATGATTTTACAGTTCGATTCCGCATATAGATTTACGTTTCAAGACGCGTTTTCAAAAGATATTAGAACTTTTATAAAAACCCTATTAGAAAGAGAAAACGGAATAAGAATAAAATGGGTATGGGTAAGCGTTGTTTTGAACGTGTTGCTATTAAGCAGAAAGATACGAAGGTTCATACGTGAGTTTCTAAATGAATTTGACGAACGAAAGATTTGGCTCGATGAAGCGGATTGGTATTATTGCTTACGCAGAAACAGGTACAACTACGGAGGATTTACCTATGAGGAACGAATGAGGATAAAATCGTGGATTGACAGGTCAAAAGGACACACGGTTATTGATATTTAATCAAAAATACGGTATAATTAGTACATGAAAAGAGGAAGACCAAGCGTTTATGGTAAGAAAATAGTTAAAAAGGCAGAAGAATATTTTATAGATGGATGGAAAGAATTTGAACAAGTTCCGACAGTAGCCGGGCTTGCGTTGTATATAGGAATTACAAGAGATACGGTATACGACTGGATAGAGGACGATACTAAAAAAGATTTTTCATACATCGTCAAGTGTATTTTGGCACTACAGGAAAGGAATTTAGCAAGCGGAGGTCTTAATAAAACGTTTTCTCCACAGATCGCGGCACTTATGTTAGCGAAGCACGGATATAGAACGACGTCAGATATTACATCGGGAGGAAAACCGATACCAATTTTAGGTGGTCTTACAAATGTTCCAAATAACGACAGCGACAAAGAAGATAGCGAAACTAAAGAAGAGGATTAGGGTTGTTCAGGGTGGATCTTCTGCATCGAAGACAATATCAATAATCCTTTACTTAATTGAGCGCGCACAACTCGACGAGAAACCGACGGTTACAAGCATAGTTTCGGAGTCTATTCCACATCTTAAAAGGGGTGCTATTCGTGATTTTAAGCGAATAATGAAAGAACATAAGTATTGGAAAGATGCGCGGTGGAACGTTCAAGACTCTACATATACATTCGAAACTGGAAGCATACTGGAGTTCTTTTCGACTGACAACGGAGATAAACTAAGGGGTGCAAGACGCGATAGGTGTTTTATGAACGAGGCGAATAACTGCACGTTTGACGCATTTGAGCAGTTGGAGATTCGCACGGGAGAGTTTTTCTTCCTTGACTACAACCCGACAAATGAGTTCTGGGTCCACACCGAGGTCGTGCCGAAAAGAAACGACGTTGATTTTATAATTTTAACCTATAAGGACAATGAGGCGCTTGATGAATCTATAGTTGATTCATTAGAGCAGAGAATGGGACGTGCCGGGTGGTGGAAAGTATATGGTCTTGGACAGTTGGGAGAGGTTGAGGGAAAGATTTACACCGACTGGAAGATAATCGACGAAATACCGCACGAAGCGCGACTTGAACGATATGGGCTTAACTTCGGCTATTCAAGTCACCCGCTAGCGTTGGTTGCTCTTTACTATTACAACGGAGGATATATCATTGACGAGATAGATTACGGTCTTGGCAGGGGGAATAGAATAATCGCAGATACCATACTAAACCAAAAGAAAAACGTCCTCACAGTAGCAGACTCCGCAGAACCGAAGAGCATAGATGAATTAAAGGAATTTGGTGTAAACATAGCCCCCACAGAAAAAGGAAAGGACTCCGTGCGATTTGGTATTCAGGTTGTTCAAGATCAACAGATTTCAATTACAAAACGAAGCGTCAATGTTATCAAAGAGTATAGAAACTACTTGTGGCGCGCTGATAAAAATGGCAAAATAATAGAACCAAATGAGCCTGAAGAACCCTATCATTACTCAATGGACGCAGTACGGTATGGAATTACATCGCTTGTTCCAATAAAACGAAGACAAGAGATGATAAGGAATATGCCAAGAATGGAGAGAAAAAAACAAAAAAATCCAGCACTATGAAGTTTAATATTTTCAGAAAGATAAAAGTAAAATACGAATACCCACCGAATTATGAACAAATAAAGACATTTTTTCAGCCGGTAAAAGGAACATACTTTGCGTATTATCCATATGTATATAACCCGGACAATGCGGTTATAGACGAACCAATAGAGGAACACGAAGCAGTACACATTAGGCAACAGAAGGAGATTGGAGTTGAAAAATGGTGGAGTAGGTATTGCATAGATAAAAACTTTAGGACTTCGCAGGAGATAGAAGCATACCAAGCACAATATAAATCGGGTAAGAAACTCATAAAAGACAAGAACCATCTCGCTCGGTGGACCTCGGTACTCGCAAAAGAGTTGTCGGGAGATTTATACGGCAATATCCTATCATACAATCAGGCACTTGCGGCGATACAACACGACAAGCCGATACGCTTTACAATAAAGAGTTGATATTTATAAAAAATTGTAGTATAATTATATTATGGCTAATGGAAAGAAAATAACCAAAAAAACAAGCGAGAAAACTAAGGATACGCAACAGAATGCGTATTCTATCGTTTTATCTTTCGGAGAGTACGAATACAAGTCGAGTGGAGATACGATTGAAAATGCACTAGAGAACTTAAAGCCGGAAGTACTCAAGTCTTCGGGAAGGTTAGTTGTTTCTAATGGAAAAGAAAGCACCGAGATCGTAGTCTACCCAAGACAAGTGAGGAGACTTATGTCTAATAAGTTTTGCAGGATATTTTTAGCAAAGAGGTTAAGTTTAATGATTAAATGACGCAAAGCATTTACGATTACATAAAATCAGAGGAAGCGGCGTATAAACTTCCAGTTCCAGTAGCGGAAGGTTGGGAATGGTCTATGGTAGAACACAACCAAAAGACCTTATTTTACAAATACGGTAGGTTTACTACTGGAAATAACGACGAAAAGCCGTTCAAGAATATTGTACTTCCCATTTTGAGGCTTCGATATAGGACGGAGGGAATAGATGTTAAGGACATAAATTTATATATCAATTCAAAGGAAAACTACTGGAAGTCGTTTCTTGTTAAGAAATATCACGAAAAGTTTGCAAGAGAAAACAACGTAGACACATTTCTTGATGAAGCATCAGAGGCAGACATAGACTACGGTGGAGTTCTTGTTAAGGATATTGGAGAAACACTACCAGAAACGGTGCCGTATGGAAGAATTGCGTTTTGCGACCAGACAAACATACTCTCTGGGGTTATATGTGAAAAACACAACTATTCTCCAAGCGAGTTGTTGGATATGGCAGAATTTGGTTGGGGAGATGAGAAAAATGGAGCAACGATAACGCTAGAAGAACTCATCACTCTATGCGAAAACGAAAAATCGGTACAGGATAACGATAATCAAAAAGCAAAAACACCCGGAAAGTACATAGAGGTGTATGAGGTTCATGGGTACTTGCCGTATAATTGGCTGAACGAGGACTCTGATAATAAAAAGAAATACGAGCGTCAAATGCACATTGTCGCGTACTACAAGGACGATAACAACAACAACCACGGAGTAACGCTTTTTAAGGGAAAAGAAAGTAAAAGTCCATATAGATTTAGGGCAGATAAAATTTATGGCAGGGCACTTGGGTTTGGTGGAGTTGAGGAACTCTTTGAACCGCAGGTATGGACAAACTATTCTATGATACGAATGAAGCAAATGTTAGACTCTGCCGCAAAGACCATATTACAAAGTACCGATGAACAGTTCAAAACAAAAAACAACCTAAACGATGTTGAGAATCTTGAAGTATTAACCGTAAAGGAAAAAGGGCAAGTAACGCAGGTTGACACATACCCAAGAAACATTGCTTTATTTGATAAAGCGGTTGCGGAGTGGGAGGTTCACGCAAAGGAAATTGGCGCATCTACAGACTCAATTCAGGGGGTACAACCAGCGTCAGGAACACCGTTTAAGTTGCAGGAGCTACTCGTAAATCAATCGTTTGGACTTCATGAACATAGACAAGGAAAGTTTGCTAAATTTATAGAAGAAGTATATAGAGAAGTTATACTTCCAAAAATAGTGAAAGAAATTGTTTCTGGTGTTGAGTTTTTGTCCGAGTTAACGCTCGATGAGATGAAATATGTTGTTGATGGGGTGGTAAGGAATAAGTCAAAAAAGTACTTTTCGGAAAAGGTTTTGAATGGTGAAACAATACAACCCGGAGAACAGGAGACATATGAACAGGGCATTAGGAGTGAATTTATGCGGGGTGGAAACAAAAAGTTCATTAAGGTATTGAAGGATGAACTGAAGAACGTTCCAATAGAGATAGAGATAAATATAGCGGGAAAACAAAAGAACCTGTCGAAAATGACAGATAAGATAGTCAATATATTTCGTCAGATAATCGCTACACCACAGATTTTACAAGTTCCCGGAATGGCTGAGTTGTTTAACCAGATAATCGAGTATAGCGGATTAAACCCAGTTGACTTTTCTTCATTGAACAGTCCGCAGACAATACAACCACAGAACGGTGGAGGAAGTACCGAACCGTTAAACGATTTCAACAAAATGTCGGAAAAGGAAACAACGAAAGGTCGTATTGGGTAGTAATAAAAACTAAGAAAAATAAATAATTATGGATATAAAAAAAATGTTAGACGCAGCGTTAAGTGATAAAGAACAAAAACTTCTCGAACTGTTCACAAAAAACGAGGAATTGGTAAATGTAGTTGAAAAGGTAATTCTCGGTGTTTTGAATATACAAGGAGTTCCGCAAAAGGGAATAAAAGCGTATCCGCTTATCAATGCGGCATTAGTACCGGCATCAAACGCCTCATCGTTAAACAAGAGCAACGAACAGATAGGGCAAGAAACGAGGGCAATTTGGGAAGCAGTAAACATTCTCGGAAAAGCATTCAACGATATTAAGTTATATAACAAGCAAGAAACAGGAAACAAGGTCGTAAAAAATGAAGCACGATAATATGAAATACGGAATTGGTGCAACAGTAGCGTTAATAATTGCGTTTATCGCAATTATTGGAGTTGGCATTTATGTAAGCGATAGTAAAACTTCGTTTGGAACGATTGAAATTCCATTAAGCGCAAATGCAACAACCACAAGTTTTACGATAAGTTCTACGACTGCTCAGTTGGTCTTGTCTGCGAATAGCGGATCGTATCGTAGGACATACGCAAATCTTGGAACGTCAACGGTGTATATGTGGGAGTATTCCACATCAACGGGACTTTCGGCGGGAATAGGAATACCTGTATTCGGTTCAACGATTAGGGAGGAATACGGAGACAACCTTTGGAAAGGAAATGCGTACATGATAACGTCAAGCGGAGAAACTTCTACGGTGGCGGTTACTGACTACTATTAAAAAGTCGAAAATTGTGTTATAATTAAAGCAGATTGAAAATTAAATAAAAACTTCGCAACTTGGTAGGGCTATTGTTCTACATAAAGGTTAGCGAAGTTTCCTTTGTGTGGAACAACAGCCTTATCAAGAGGCTGTTTTTTCAAGGTCAAAAAATAAATAAATATGTTAGATAAATTCAAAAGAAAATCGCTAAAAGACAAACATAGAGAACAGTTTGTCGCTAGTCAGGGTGAAAAAGATACATCAGATGGACAAAATAAGGTCGAAAAGAAAACCAAAAAGAAATAAATGATTAAAAATATTACAATCGGCGCACTTGCGGTTCTTGTGGTTGTTCTTGGATTCCTTTATCTTGGAACATCGTACAATCTTGGTGCGAATACCGCAGAGTATAATGTCAAGCAATTCTTGAACACGGTTACGTTTTCCGGTGCTGTAACTTCTTCAGGTGGACTGACAACCTCTGCCGCACTTACAGGAACAGGAGATGTGAGGCTAAAGGTTCCGGTGCAGAGTGGGACCGTAACTGCGACGAATAATACGTCAACCCTTACGCTTACCGCGGCACAGATTTGTGATTCAAGCGTTATAGCGGCTACGTCAAGTGCTGTTGCTACCACAACCACGCTTCCGACGGCAAATACAATGTTTGCAGACTGTCTTACCACAAATGGCGACAGAATCTCAATTTCATTCAGGGGGTTAGGAGAGGCGGCGTCAACGACCTATATTGTCGCTGGTGCGTCCACCACGCTTGTTGGAGATACGGCAAACGATGACATCATTGACGGTGGGGGAGAGGCGTTACTTACATTTGTTCGTGCGTCAGCTTCAGAGATGTTGGTCATTATTCAGGAGTTTGTAGCGGCAGATTAAAAAATGGGTTATCACTCCCAACAAAAGTGCGTAGGTTATCACTCCTCGAAAAAGTGAATAACTGGTTATAAATCCAAATAAAATTTACACATTATCATTATGGAAAATGAAGATACGAAGGTAGACGGAGTCGAAGAAACAGAAGTCGAAGACGAGGTACTCGCCGAAGACGAAGTTGATAACGATGACGTAGACTGGAAAGCGGAGGCTATAAAAGCCAGAGGCATTGCAAAAAGAGCACAGACAAAACTCGCAAAGTTAGGAGGAAAGGAAACTAAGGCTGTTACTGTACAGGAAGAAAAAACAGAAAAAAAGGACTTTGATTTGAACGAAAAAGCATTTTTGAAAGCAAGTGGAATAAGTGCGAGTGAATTTGAGTTTGTAAAAAACCTTGCTGATGAAACTGGAAAGAAAGTAGACGACCTTGTCGAAACTAAATATTTCCAAGCGGAATTGAAAGAATTTAGAGAGTCGCAGGCAGTAAAGAGTGCCACTCCGAGAGGAACCGGCAGATCGGGACAGTCTGCAAGAGATTCGGTTGAGTATTGGATTGCAAAAGGCGAACTTCCTCCGGCAGACCAACAGGAATTACGGAGAAAGGTTGTTGAGGCGAGAATCAAGAACGAAACGAGTGGTTCTAAATTTACACAAAGACCGGTAGCATAGTAGTTTAGTCCAAAGTCCAAAAGTCGAGTAAAAATAAATCAACTAATTATGGGAACAAGTAATACGATTATTTGGGCTGAGGAATGGGCAACAAAAATCCAACAGGAACTTGATGAGCCGTTGATATGGAAAGAAATTTGTAACGTTGAGTACACAAATATGCGCGTGCTCCACAATCCGTACATCACTGATGTTACGGTACAGAGCGGAACTCGCGGAAGTGCGTATTCGTTGCAAGAAATCGTTCTTACCGACGACTATATCACGATAAGCACCTATAAGGTGACCGCCGCGTTCATTGACCGGGCAGACCTTGCACAGTCAACGTTTGCGAACCAGATGACGATTGCACAGCGTCAGGGAGTAATCCTTAACGAGGCAATCCAGTCTGCGGTGCTTGGTGCATATGGTTCGATGACTGATTTTGGAACCGAGAACCTTTCTGGTTCGTCTGGTTCATCGGCAATCACCGTATCAGAGACGAACATTG